CTGATACTATTGGAACAGCGTATGTGCAAATAGAACCTTCATTTGAAGGGGTTGTGCCGGAGATAGATAAGCATTTTGGCGGAGCAGGAGCTTCGGGCGGAAAATCGTTCACAGCAGGCTTCGGCAAGGCTATGGCAGGCTTCGGAGTTGCAACAGCGGCAGCAGGTGCGGCAATAGGTGCTATCGGCTCAAAGTTCGTATCAGCAACTGCAGATGTGGCATCTTACGGCGATAATATTGACAAAATGTCGCAGAAGATGGGATTAACAGCTGAAGCGTATCAGGAATGGGATGCGGTAATGCAGCATTCCGGTACAAGCATGGAAACAATGAAAGCTTCCATGAAAACACTTGCAAATGCGGCAGAATCAGGTAATGACGCATTTAAGATGCTTGGAATATCTCAAAAAGAAATTGCCAATATGTCACAGCAGGAATTGTTCGAAGCTACCATTGCAGGACTTCAAAATGTTACTGATGACACACAGAGAACATATCTTGCCGGGAAACTTCTTGGAAGAGGAGCAACGGAACTTGGCGCACTTCTGAATACATCTGCTGAAGATACGCAGGCCATGAGAGACAGAGTTCGTGAACTTGGCGGAGTTATGTCACAGGAAGCTGTTTCTGCTTCTGCTGCATTTCAGGATCAGTTGCAGGATATGCAAACGGCATTTCAAGGCTTGTCTCGTGGTTTAACGGCGGAATTTTTGCCGAGTATGACAACGGTTATGAGCGGTTTGACAGAGATATTCAGCGGAAACGCAGAAGGCGGTCTGTCACAGATATCTGAAGGAATCAACGGAATAGTTGAAGGAATCACGCAGGCATTGCCGCAGATCGCACAGACAGCCACAACAATTCTTGAAGCTCTGGCAACGGCTATTATGCAGAATCTTCCACAGCTTGTGCAGACAGGGTTTGAGATATTGAGTCAGCTTGCAACATATATTGTTGAGAATCTGCCCACTTTGATACAGACAGGCTTACAAGTCATTCTTGAACTTGCGATGGGTATTGCACAGGCTCTTCCGGAATTAATACCGGCAATAGTTGAGACAGTTCTGACGATAGCGGAATATCTCATCGAGAATGTGGATTTGCTTATTGATGCAGCCATTGCGCTTATCATGGGATTGGCTGAAGGTCTGATAACAGCACTTCCGATACTGATTGAAAAGGCTCCTGAAATAGTCATTAAGCTTGTGGAAGCCATCATCAGAAATGCCCCGAAGATACTTGAAGCGGCAACAAAGCTGATATTCATGCTTGTGGAAGGCATTGTTAAGTTATTCGGCAAAATCGTAGAAGTTGGTGCAAAACTTGTTGAGCAGGTAAAAGATGGATTTTCCCAAAAAGTAGAAGATGCAAAGAATTGGGGTCGGGATATCATCGACAATTTCATTAACGGCATCAAAGAGAAATGGGAACATCTCAAGCAGACAGTCGGACAAGTAGCTGAAAGCATTAAGTCATATCTTGGATTCTCGGAACCGGAAGAAGGGCCGCTGTCTAATTTCCATACATATGCGCCCGATATGATGGAATTATACGCAAAGGGAATTACGGAGAATGCCGGACTTGTTAAGAGTGCGCTGACAGATGCTACATCGGGATTAATGGACCAGAGTGTTGACATTAGCGCGGTTCGTACCATTCAGACAAGCAATGAAAGCGTATCTGCTGATAGTGGCGTAAGCATGGGCAAAGTCGCAGCATTGCTTGAAACTTTTGTTGAAAACTTCAAACAGGAGATATATCTTGACACGGGCGTTTTAGTGGGGGCAACCGCTCCGGCATATAACGCTGCATTAGGACAGATAGCGGTTAGAGGTGGCAATAGATGAGCAGAGTTGACTTATTCAATGGTGTCAAAATCACGGTTGAATCAACAAATAAATCTTATCACTCATACGATGATTGGGGTTTGTATATAACGAATACTAATTGTATCGGAGCGCCGGAGCAACAAGTGAGATACATCGAAATACCGGGGAGAAACGGGTTGCTTGATTTATCCGAGGCGGTTTCGGGTAGGCAGATATATAAAAGCCGCCCGATTAAGATAAATCTCGCAGGCAGAAGAAATAAAGTCAGTTGGGACAGTGTTATTTCCACCTTCCGTAATGAGATTAACGGCAAGATTTGTCGCATAACTTTCGACAACGACGAATCTTATTATTGGCGCGGAAGAATTGATATAAAGGACTTTAATTCAGTTCTTAATCTTGGGAAGTTCGTTGTTGATATTCCAAACGCCGAACCTTACAAGTACAGTCTAACAACATCGGCTGAACCGTGGCTCTGGGATCCGTTTAACTTTGAGACAGGAATCATAACGTATATCGGCGCGGTTACGGTAAGCGGAACAAGAACGATAACCATTCCGGCAGGATATATGCCGACTTCTCCCGAAATAGTTGTATCTGACTTGTCGGGAACATTAAGGCTTGACTATGGCGGTCAAACTTACACGTTAACCACAGGGACAAACAAGATACCATCAATATTAGTCGGTGGAGGTTCGGACGTTGATTTAACATTCACGGGCAATGCGAAGGTGCAGATAGTATATAGGAGTGGCTCACTATAATGTATCAAGTCAATTTAGGGGCGAAAGTCCTTTATTATCCGGCATCGGAAGATGCGGTTATATACGATACTGAATTGAATGAAGAGGTGGGACTTGCCGGAGAGTTCACTTTCAAAGTTCCGCCACAGAATCCGCTCTATTCGGAGTTAACGCAAGGTGCGCTTGTGACGATTCTAAAAGACAATGTTGAGGTATGGCGTGGAGAAATTCGTAACATCGACACAGACTTTGCGAAGATAGCAAGTGTGTATTGCCTTGAGGATCTGGCATGGCTCGCGGATGAATACTTAACTCCGGCTCTTATCACAAATGAGACATTCGCACAGAGGTTTCAGGCGGCAATTAATGCATATAATGCGAATCGGTCAACGGAGAGACGGTTTGCGGTTGGATATATAACCAATGTCAACAGTTCCAACAATTGTAATTGGCAGACCGAGTACGAAGAAAGCATCCTTGAGTGCTTGAGAAAATGCATCTGCCAAGTTGGAACAGTAACAGGATACATCAAGGTAAGGCGTGTCACTTCCGGGGGCAACGTCACAAGATACATCGATATAGTTCGGCTTTCTGACTATGGCAGTCAAACTACACAGCCGATAGAATATGGCTACAATCTGTTAGATTACGTTAAGGAATCCGATTATAGCAACCTTGTGAATGTTCTCACACCTTACGGTGATGACCTTGATAGTGAGGTTTATGAGGGTTATTCGGCTAAATTACAAGGCACAACCATAACAAATACCAGTTCGGTCAATGTGTATGGCAGACACGCAAAAGTGGTTGTATTTGATGGTGTGACTACTCTTGCATCACTTAATGCTCTGGCATCGTCTTATCTGACGAGATACTCACAGCCACAGCTCACGATGGAAGTTGAGGCGGTGGACTTGTCGGCGGTTGAGAGCGTGGACGATATCACGATAGGCGATTCGGTTCGGATAATTGCTCAACCTTTCGCAGTGGATCAGTGGTTATATCTCACGCAGATCAAGAGAGATATTCAGAATATCGACAAGAACAGTATCACATTAAGCGGTTATGTTCGGACCGGGCAGACAATTACGAGCCAGACAGTGCAAGCAACGGATGCGCTCAAGAATCTTCCCTCTGAATCATCTATATTACAAGCGGCCAAGAGAAATGCCCTTGCCATGTTATTGGATGAAACAAAGGGCGGTCATGTTGTATTTGAGTATGACAGTAATAATGAATACATGGTTGCCATCAATATTTGTGACGCTCCGACCATTGCGGCATCGAGAAAGCGGTGGAGATGGTCTAGTACGGGATTCGGGTACATGAAGAGGTCAGCGGGGGGAACAGAAACCACTCCTGCATGGGATGAAGCACCGATTGCCATTACAATGGACGGTCAAATCGTTGCGGATGCTGTCACAACCGGGACAATGTATGCGGACAGGATAAAGGGCGGAACATTAACGCTTGGCGGCTTAGATAACGCTAACGGGGTTTTAAGCATTAAAGATGCGTCAGGGAATGTGATTGGGACGTGGAATAAGGACGGAATAAACGCGACAACAGGCTCATTCGGCGGAAGCTTAAACGCAGCTTCGGGATCATTTAAAGGAAGTCTAGACGCGGCAACAGGCACATTTAAAGGAAATTTAAGCGCAGCAACAGGCACTATCACCGATGGTAGTGGTATACTATCACTTTCGGGCGGCAGCTTAATTATGACCAAAAACACAGCAGATGGAGCTGGTTTATTCGCATACGGCAGCAGCAATTATTCATGCTGGGGAGCAACCAATTCAGCCGCGCTCGCTAATGGTGCGTATAGAGAAGTTCCGACAATGGATGTGATTATTGCCGGGGAAAATGCCTCTGATGAACGGCTGAAACAGAACATCAAAAACATTGACGATGATTTTGTCAAACGCTTGGTTTTGGGAATAAGTCCGAAACAGTTTAAGTTCAAAGATCATCCCGATACGCTACAATTTGGAGTTATAGCGCAGGATGTAAAAGCCATTGAAGAGGAATGTGGTATTTATGAGAATAACCGCCTTTTTTATGTCCGAGCTGATGGCACTTATGCGGTTGAATATCGGCAGCTCATCGCTCCGATTATCAGAATGATTCAAATTCAGCAACAAGAAATAGAAAAATTGAAGGGAGAGAAAAATGGCTGACATATCTACCGAATTACAACAGATACTTGACGCGGTATACGGCGAACAAGTGCGAGGCTCAATATACAGAGCCATTAAGTTAATCAATGACGTGTCGGAAGCCGTTATATCGGCAGGAACAGACATCACAAGTCCGACAAGTTCAAGCACGGGTTATTTCGAGGATTCGCTGTATATCAACACCGACACTTGCGACTTGTGGAAATGCACGGGTACAAATGCTTGGGTGCTTGTTGGAAACATTAGAGGAATTGGAATAACAAGCATCGCAAAGACAGGCACAAGCGGATTGGTTGATACTTATACGATAACCTTCTCTGACGGAAGTACACAGACATACACTGTCACAAACGGCGCGGACGGCAACAAATGGTATCATGGCACTACGATCAGCGGCGGCGCAGTGCTACCGACAGTATATCCGACATCGGGCATCGCCAAAGCAAACGCAGGGGATGCGTACTTGAACAGTTCCGAGGGGTATGTATATGTATGTATCACGGGTGGCGATGCAAGCACGGCAACATGGGCATTTAACTTGGCACTGTCGGGCGGCGGTGGCGCGGCGGCTCTTAATGATTTGAATGATGTAGATATTGACGCATCTACGCTTGCCAACAAAGATATTCTTGAATTTAATGCCGCAACGGGTAAGTTCGAGAATGTATCTGACAGGTCATTCGTGAGATATGCAGGGTCAATCACATTCAGTGCGTTAATGTCGGGGGCTTTATCGACATACCTAACATCGGCATATGAGGATATGTTCTTCCTTGTAACGGACGGCGGCATGCTTGACAGCACAACGGCGGCATATTGGACGGGTACATATGCGGCAGGCGATGTTATACCAGCCGATTCACATATTGCGATTATTAACATTGCACCAGCAGGAAGCACACCGTCATATCGGTTTGACGATTTTGGGGGATATGTTGATATATCGGGCAAAGCAGACAAGACCGAGATCATTCAGTGGGTCAGCGGAAGTGTCAGCAATGCGACATCACTAACCTTGAACGATTCAAAGATTACGGCAAATACAAAGATAGCGTGTATATTAGGCGATAACGGAACAGACCAGCCTGTTAAATATTCGGCGGTTTCGGCGGGTGTTGGTTATATAACAATAACATTCCCCGAAGCGACAACGGCTGTAATAGATATAGGAATATCAAACGCATAATATGAAAAGGAGATCAAGAAAATGGCAGAAATCAAGTATTTTGTAGCAGAAGCGTACAGGTTTGCAGAATCCAAAAAATGGGAATACTCAATCAAGGGAGTATATGACACGATTGAAGCGGCAAAGCAACAGTTTCATGCTCGTATGGGAGCAATCATCAAGGACACTAACGATCATGCTATGGTTATCGTTTACGATTCACTTGGCAACAAGGTAATGAGTGACTTTGTTGATACGGTTGAGGAAGAAACACCCGAAGCATAAGTATAACGGGCAAGTCATGTAACATTAACGTCTTATATCTTGTATCAGTAATGTGGCTTGCCTGTTACACGATATAGAAAGGAGCAAGAAATGGCAAAGATACCATGCGAGTATGGGGGGGGTCAAATTCAAAGTGGCTCTTCGGGGGAATTAACATTTAGCACTACTAATCATAGAGCAGTGGCTAGTATTAGTTTTCCAAAACCCTTTAATAATATACCGAGAGTTATATTAAGTTTAACAAATCCAAACTATCGAAATGTAAGTATATGTGCTGGCTCAATAACTACAAGTGGATTTCTAGCGTATGTTGTTCAGAGCGAGACAGACCCAAGCCTTTATTCTACAACTTGTAGTTTCGATTGGTTGGCAACAGATTATTAAATAATCCCCTACTCTATCCGTAGGGGTAGAGAGGAGATTATTATGGCTAAAACGCCAGTAGTTTTTGATGAAGTAAAAGATTATATAAAGATTGCGAGTCAGAGTATAACGTCAACAAGTACAACGTTTTCCCTAAATAGTGGTTATAGTTTTTCGAATTTTAAAGAGTTTATAGTTGTATTTTTAATAAATTCTTCAACACGCTCCATTATATATGTACCTTTTATTAGTATGTTGCAAGGTGGAATATATGGGATTATTCCTACGTCATCCACGATAGTATCGGCATATATGCAAAAATTAACAGATACAACATTTAGGGCAGAGAGTACGGCGGCAAATATAATTCAGATTTATGCGAGGTAATTTATAATCTGTAACAATAACACAACAGGAGCATAACAATGTCAGAACCTATAACAATCAACACTCTCTTACAGTTGGGCGGTATTATTGCGGCATTTTGGGGTGGATATAAAATCTTAATGGAGATTATCAAAGCAATAGGAACAAAATACGTCAAAGTGCAAAAACAAGAGGAATTAGAGCCGACGCTGATTAAGAATATTCAAGACGAGCGTGACAAGATATACGCTAACTATGATAAGCAATTAGCGGATATTCGGGCAGAGATAGACGATAATCACACGGACACCGAAGCGAAGATACAAGAAGTACGGGCAGAATTGGAAATGCTCACGGAATGTATGTATGCTACGCTTGACGGACTTCATCAATTAGGGTGTAACGGCAAAGTCACGGAAACACGGACAATGCTAAACGAATATCTAATTAGGAGAGCGCATGATTAGATACAGAGATATAACGGGATATGATGACGCAGAAGTCATAGAAGGGAGTAATTATGAACAACAAGACTTACGATGTACTGAAATGGGTAGCGCAGATACTTCTTCCGGCGGTGGCAACACTGTACTTCGCAATAGCGCAGATATGGGGATTGCCTTACGGAGAAGAGATAGTCGGAACAATCACGGCTATTGATGCGTTTCTTGGGGCATTGTTAGGAATAAGCACATATCAGTACAATAAGGACAGAAACAATGACGCAGGCTGAATTTATCAATACAATAGCACCTTTGATAGTGACAGAAGGCACAAAACGGGGATATAAGGTATTCTCGACAGTGATAGCACAAGCTATTATCGAGAGCAATTTCGGAAAGTCGCAGTTGTCCGAGAAGTATCACAACTATTTCGGCTTAAAATGCGGTAGCGGTTGGAAGGGTGCATATGCCACATTCA